TTGCTTTAAAATGGTGTTTAATAAGGTGCGTTATTTTTAGTATCTTTAATAGATACTGTACTAATGATATATAAACATAACGGGTTAGTTCACTATGTTCCTACCACACCTAACCGAAGTCCACACCCTCGTGGTATAGATATATCATCAGTACACTAACTATTAAGTGTTAGTGTATAAAATATTTTATTTATTCATTTTATTCATAAAGTAATTAGCAACTTCTTGTAAATTTAATTTTTGGTCTGTTATAGATGCTCTGGCAACATATCCACTACTTCCAGATATATATAATTGATCTTTAAAATATACTATAGCATAACATGTTTTATCTATGCTTACTGATGTGAATGATGTTAAGTCTTTTGAATAATATAATGTGTTTGAACTTGCTGTTATAATGTAATAATTATCTTGATAATAGATTGTTTGTATATCTGTTGATGGTAAATTAGTTGTAATATTTGTCCATGTTATTCCATCATTGGATGTTAGTATTACTTTACTATTACCTACAACTATATATTTTTTACCATCATAGAAAATATCGTTTAATCCAGTTGTAATATTAATCGTTCTTTTTACCCAATTTACACCATCTTCACTTGTCAATATAGTTCCACTTCTTCCAACTAATATAAACAATCCATTATTGTAAATACTTGCTGATATATCGTTTGTTACTGGAGATGTTGCTTGTATGAAGTTTGTGCCATCGGTAGAATAGTATATCCCACCTCCATTTCCAGCTACAACAACTATATTTCCATCAGTGCAACATGTATTTGCTGTACTGCTGTAAAAAGCACTATATGTTAAATTATCTAATGAAGTGCCTATGTATGCTCCACCAGTTCTAGCAACTATATAATTTCCTTTAAAATAACACACATCATTTAATGCACTACCGTATGCTGTTGATGTCCAATTTTCTCCATCTTCTGTTGCATACATTTGTCTATAAGCTGGTGCTACTAATTGATTATTAATTACTTTTAATTTATATATTGTTGCTGTTCCAGGAGATGTTAATTGTTCCCAATCACTAGGATTAATTAATGGCAATTCTGCTAATAAATATTGCTTTAATACTGCCAAACCATTTTCATCTAATACTTTCATATCTAGCTGCCAATAATAGCTGTTATTTCAGCAGCAGTTAATGGTTGACAAGTATCTGCTCCAGCAATAGCAGTATCAATAGCACTTTGAACTTGTGCTGCTGTTTGATATCCAGCACCTTCTAAAGTAGTAACTCTACCAGCTAATGCTGTATCATCATAATTAGATAATCCTTCTAATTTTGTTTTTTCAGCAGTTGTATAATCGTTTGATGATAATTCCTTTCCTTCAACTTTGTCAACTTTGCCACCTAATAAACTTGTGATTCTTGTCCAAAGTTGAGTTAAACCAGTACTATCTAGAAATTTCATATAATCACTCTCCTTTACCCTATAATTTCTTGAATTTCTTCACTAGATAATGCACTAATATCTAGTGTAGTACCTTCTATTTCAACCACTCTTAATTCGAGTGATTGTATAGATTCATTTAAAACTTTTCCCATGTATGCACTTAAAGCATTTGTTGTACTTGTGCTCTCTAGGTTATTTATAACTAATATCATTAAGACACCTTACTTTCTAAAGCGGCTAATCTAGTTAATATTTCATTAAATAAAATATTCTTCATAGTATAACTGCTATCTGTTATCTCAAAATATTGTAATTGATTATTAAATGCAAAGAATAATTGTACAAAAGATATATCACTAGATTTTGCTATATTTACTTGTATTGGTGTTTGAGCAGCAAATAATGCATCAGATCCACTAAAAGGTAAAATGTAACCATGCAAACAATAGCAACCACTATCTAAATTTCTTAAAACAATTGGATTGGTTGCATCCATACTTTCGATTTCTTTTATTGCACTACTATCAATAGCTTTATATGTTCCATCATCACTTAAAAATTTAGTACCAGTTCCAGAAGTATCAATTTTATTTAATACTTCTTCGATTTCAGATATTAATGTTTTATTTTCTGGTGCTAATTCATCAGTAGCATTTATTGATTCATTTATTTCAAACCATAATGTAGGATATATTACTTTTTTATTGTCTTTAATTAAAACAACTTCAACTTGTAAAAATCCTGATTCATCTAACAAACTATTTGTTATTTCATATTCAACTAAATTATTTACAACATTTAATTTTTGAGTAGTAAATTTTGAACCATTTGGTTTTTTAAAATCTAAATAAAAATTAAAACCATATTTATCTATAAAATCGCCTACATGAAATTTTAAAATTGTTGCTCTATTTTCAGATACTTTACTAATTACTTTTGAGTTAGCAGTTATATTTTTATTTTCATCTAAAGTTATATCAATTATCATAAAACCTCCTTATTTTTTAGTTTTTGTTTTAGAAGTAGTTTTATTCACATTTCTAGTTCCTACTGGATTACCAAATTCATTAATTGGTTTTTCAGGAACTAATTCTGCAACTGGTTTTCCTTTAAAAGTAGCTGCTAAAATTTCTTTACCTCTTTCATCAGATACTTCAAATTCTTCACCAAATTTAACTTTTTTTCTTTCTTTAGTTAAAGTTAATTCTGCTTCATCACAAACTATTTGTTTTAATTTCATTCTTTCACCTTCTTTCTTTTTTGGAAGCGGTTATGCCTAAAATTATGATGATCTATACATAATGCTTCCAGGTTATTATAATCAAGTCTTAATTCCCAACCTTCTGGAGTTTGAATTGGTTTTATATGATGAACATCTACTGCTAATTTATTGCAACCTTTAAATTCACATCTATATTGCTCATCTTGAAGTTTTTTTTCTTTCAAAACATACCAATCATTGCTATTGTAGAATGTCTTATATTTAGGATCACGATTTTGATTATATTTTCTATCTCTAATTCTTTGTAATTCTTCTTTTATAGCATCAATTGTTTTTTGACATTCAGGACAATAAGCAGCTGGATGAACTATTACTTTTTTACACTTTCTACACATTTTTAATATCGTTATATAGATCACCCCTTTAAAGATTTTTAAGAGTATTAGTCTATATGAAAGAAGAACACTGAATTAATAGAATAAAAAAGGAATAATTTCTAATACTCTTAACAAAAAAAGAACCAATTAAGGTTCTTTGTGCAATAGTACCATTATAGGTACTGCTAAAAATAATATAAGGAGATATTATTTTTAACACTGCCTATAAGCAGTGCCTGATAATATTTAGATTGGAGATATTTAATTTCTCACTAGTATCATTATACATCAAGTTTTTTAAAATTTTTTCTAATCTTTATTTAATATCTAATTTTTCATTTACTCTATCTAGTATTTGATATATCCTTTGAGGTGAAAAGTTTTTCATCAATGCTATGTGTTTAACTTTGATATTTTTCCCATAAAATAATTCAAAGACTTCTTTTTCAAGACCAACCATAGCATTGACTCTTTGTTCCATTCTTTTAATTATTGGCCTTAAAAATTCTATTTCTTCTTCTAGCTCTTTTATTTCTTCTTGCTTTGATACTTTTTGTACAGTATATGAATGAATTTTACTCGCTTCTTTTTCCCCACCGCTAGTATTTACATCTTTCATAGTTCCAGTTATTTTAGTTAATTTTAAATCTATCTTTTCAATATCATGTTTTAATATTCTAATACGATCTATTTTATTTTCAAATTCAAGCTTTGAATTATAATAATTTTTCACATCACACCTCTTTCTTTACTTTTTGAAACATTGATAATACAAATTATTTCACTTTTTCTCTTTTATTATATTTCCATTTATTTATTTCTATACCATTCTCTTTACATGCTCTCAAAATCATATATTTTTGTGCATCGTTTTTAAAACCTACTAATATGCTTGGAGGTGTAGGTAGAACCTGTTCTGTAGGTTTCCAGATATGTAAGCAGTGTGAATGATTATTAACATAATCTTCTTCTCTTGGATGATATTCTACACATGCTTCATCTTTATTCCAAAATATATCTTTCATTATGCACATCTGATCCCATGTTGGAGTTTTACCTGGCATTGATACAGATAAGTGTTCCCAACCTAATTGATAACTGAATATAAAATTAAGATATTTACCACTATATTTATCATAGTATTTACCACCCATTCCATCATTCTCTGCTTCTGCTTCAATAAATAGATTAGGTGTTTTTTTAATTTCTTCTATTGATTTCATTACTACCTCCAATCATTAATGTATCTTTATGTTCTAATTTATTATTTACCATTTGTTTATAATATTTATTAATATCATCTTGTAGCCATCCTGGAACTATTCCTTTTTCCATAAAGCTTGATGCTTTTTCATATTCAATAGGTGTTTTGAAATATCCAAAATTCTTCATGTATTCCAGAACATCATACCTAACTATCGTTTTAGCATTATCACAAGCTGTTATTAAATCAGTTATTTTTGGTAGAAATTTTGATGTTTTAATTATGTTTTTTATTGCTACTATAAATGTTTCATAATTATAATCTTTTAGAAAATCATAATGTTGCTCACATTCCATTTTGGAATATTCTTTTCCGTAGGCCATTCCTAAATAAGTAAGGCCTTTTACTAATTCTTCTTGTTTCATTTTTCCTCCTTATTTTTTAATTTATTTACCTCATCTATTAGTTCATTGATTTTTTTATAGCTTTTTTCTAATTCCTCTAAAATAAACCAGTCAATAGAGTTATGATTAACTACCTTTGGCAATTTTGTTATATTTTTTAATTTTTCTATTTTCTTATCTTCTTCTATTATCTTCACTTCATTGTTTAACCTTCCAAAATGTAACTGTTCCATAAAATAAGTATTACTATCTATAACATTTGGATCTAATGAAGTAGTGTAATCTTTTAAATTTTCATTCCAGTAAAACAAGTCATTTCCATATACTATTGTTTTTGGCATTAATTCATTATTTAACCATTTATTTAATAAATCTATTACTTTCATTTATTCCTCCTATCTAAATTCACTAAAATCTATATGTTCAGCTAAATCTTTTGTAGTTACTTCTCTTTTAATGGAATAATCATCATTCCAACATTCTTGATTAAACCATGTTGATCCTTGCTTTATGTATTGTGGTTTTATTTTTTCGATTTGTATATAGTTAAGATATTCTTGTAAACCATTGTATATAGTTTCTTTAGTAATACCTTTCTTTCTTGCTTTAATGTATGCTTTAAATGCATTTGATTTACCTTGCTTTCTAGGATATAAAGACCAGATTATATTAAATTCATCTTCAAGCGAAACGGAACTAACACTGTCATTTGCTTTAGCAATGACTATATTTTTTTGCTCTTTCTTTATATCTTTCTTTATATCTGTATTTATATTTATATCTGTATCTAATTCTATATCTATATGTTCGTGAGATTTCTCACAAGAATTATCACAAGTTTTCTCACTATTATTTGATAATAATAGTTCCTTTTTTTCAGCAGCAATTCTTCTATCATAAGCTCTTCTTCTATCTGCTTCTGTACTTGATTTACCTATGTAATTCTCTATATCCATCATGAATATAGCTCCATTATCAAGTATTTCTATAATCCCCATATCTCTAAATATTTCAATTGCTCTCCTAACTGTATCTGGATCATGTCTAGTTAGTTTCGCTAACATTTCTATGCTATAAGGAATACGGTCTTTATACATCAATTTACCTTTATCTTTTAAACTTCTTAGATATAGTTTAAGTAGGATATTAGAGTATTTATATCCGTTTTCCATGCTCTCTAATAGAACCATATCATCACTATCATAGAAGTTTTCTTTTAACATTAGATAGAAGTATCTACCTTTAACTTTTTCTTCTTTCATCTTTTATTTCATCCTTCCTTATATAAAATCAAATATATTTGTTTGAGTATTTCTCAATTTATATACTGCAACTGTTTTACCAGTATAAGTACATTTTTGTTTACCAATTGGTTCAACTATACCTTTGTATGAAAGTTCCGTTAAACGAGGTGCAGTAAAATTTCTTTCACTTGTAGGTATATATCCTCTTTGATACATTACAACTGCTATTTCTTTAGCAGTCATTTCTTTTCCACCAGTTAATACTTCAATAATTTGTGAATATCTTTTTTTCTTATCCACTGTTTCATTTGATTCACTTCTAGTTTCAAATGTAGGTATTGTTCCTGGTCTTTTTTTAATCATTTTTTCACCTCACTTTTCATCCTTACTATCTTCTTTAATTTCTTCATATTCATTAATTTGGAATAAACACATAATACCTACTGAAATCGTTGCTCCTAACCATGCTGCACATAAGTATAACCACATATAATTCACTCCAATTTATTGATTTTACTATTTGAAACATTTTATCTAATAATCAAATTCCTTTTTCATATAATTCCTTACATTGTTGCTCATAGGTTTTGATATTTTAGTTTTTATTGTATTTGGTGTTCTACCTGGTTTAACCGTTTTAACTATAAATCTTTTACTTAATTCAATTTCTTGTTCTTTTAATTTTAAATTAAGCTCTTCATTTTGTTTTTTAAGTTTATTGTTTTCTTTAGTAAGGCCACCTTTTGAAGTATTAGCTTTTGCTAATTTATCAGCTAGATCTTCATTTTCAATTTTTAATTTTGATATTTCTTCTAATTGCTTAGTATTTATGTTTTTTTGTTTTGAGATTTCTTTTAATTGCTCTTGATTTTTATTTTCTAAAGCAGCAATTTTACCCTCACTCTTTTTTTTATAATTTTTATATTGTTTTTCAATATCTGTCTTTTCATCCAAAACCCTCTGAAAATTTCGTATTTTATACAAAAAGTTCATTATTCCTCCTTATTTTTAAATTTTACTATTTGAAATATTTTATTTAAAATAGTTTTAATTGTGGATTTATTTCACCAACATAATTAAAGTAATATGTATAAGTATTTCCAGCATAGCAACTTCCAATATAGGCATATAAATATTTATTTTTTTCAATAAATAATGCCATTTTTTTATAATCATAATCAACGATATTTTGTTCAGGACTTCTTACACTTCTATGTTTTCCCCACTTTCCACAAGCTGTTGATAATTTATTATAAAGATTATCTTTTTTATCAATTAGTATGTATTTAAAGCCATGTTTAAACATATATTTCAATTCTTTTATGTGGCCATAATCTTGTAATGGATCTTGTCTAGAAAATGTATAACTTACTTCAAAATCTTTATTACTTCTTTGTTGGAAACCATATTTATCTTCTAAATAATCAATTTCAATATTCATATGTTCAATACTATTTTCTAATATTGTATCTTGATAATTAATTATTTCTTTTCGCCATTTTTCAATATCAAATACAATATTATCTTCATTTTCAACTTTCAGGACTCTTATATTTATCACCTCTTTTTGTTATATATTCTCTGCAACATAACCACTATGTTATATTGCACCAACACAATATCAAACAAACCCAGATATATCAAGACTTAAAGCACTTTTTACTATCTAAAATAGTTTTTATGATTTTTGGCATGTATTTTCAAGTGTTTTTATTCGATTCTCTAGTTGGTTATCTATCTCTCGTTGTTTATTTAATTCAGGACCAACAACCATCAATAGAGCAAATGCTATAGAAAATGTTATCATACTTAAAATAGCTATTATATTTAAATCTTTATCAGTATAACTATTCATCTATTCACTCTCCAATCTTACTAATCTTCTACCTTTATTTTCACTAGTTCTTTTCTTTTGACTAGGTGTTTGATAAAAAAGTAATGTTTTTATTTTGACTTTGAATTTTTTAGATAAATACTTTAAATTACCTATATCTAATAGTTCATCACCTTTATATAAAGCATATTGTTTCATTATTTATTCCTCCTTAAAATTTAACTTTCTCTAATTTCATTCTCTTTTGTTCTCCAGATGTTTTAGTATAAATCCTAGTTGTCTTTAAATCGTTATGGCCTAATAAATCAGCTAGATCTAAAACATTTTCAGGATATGCATCTAAAAATACTTGAGCAAATAAATGTCTAAAATTATGAGGATGCACCTTTTCTTTATTTATTCGTGCCATTCCAGCAACCTTTTGCATTTGTCTCCAAATAGTAGATACTGCAGGCATTTTTCCTTTACATTTTGGATCATTTGATAAGAATATAAATCCGTTATCAATACCCTTTGATTTATAATAATGTTTCAATTCTCTAGATAAATCTTGTCTTATAACAATTTCTCTATCTTTTCCTTTGTTATAAACCTTGATATTTTTTCTAGGTGTTTTCTCTAGGTTTTCAACTGTAAAGTATTTTAATTCTCCAATTCTACAACCTGTCATACCTAACACTTTAATTATGTAATATAGTTGCTCATTGCCTATTCTATTTGCAATTCTCAATAACCTTTTGAAGTCTGCTATTGTTAATGATTCTTCATTACTACTTTGTTGCTGCATCTTAACTTTTTTAATAGTTAAATCATTATGGCCTAACCATCTTAAATATTTGTTTAATGCTACAATCCATACATTCATGCTTTTAGAACTTTGAGTAATAGTTCTTAAATAATCTTTGTACTTCATAGTAGTATCTTTAGTTATTGGTTTATCATCATCAGGAAGCCAATCTATAAACTTCATAACATTAGTTTTATATTGCTTTAATGTATTAGCAGCCTTTTCATCATATTTAAGCTCTAATAACCATTCATCTAATTTAGAAATCAAATCGTTTTTGTCCATCTTTATCACCTATAATTTTTGGAGGTTTAGCCGTTTCTTTCACTAAACATTTATTACATAGCACCAGGCCTTTAAAACCTCTGCAATACTCCCATTTACCGCACACATCACATTGATCCTTAAATGTCTTGTTCATTTGTTTTCTCACCCTTTAGTGATTCTTTAAATGCTGCTAAAGCTTCTAATGTTCCACAATTAGAACATATTTTAGTTTTGTTATCCTCTCTTGATATTGCTGGATATTTTCCTAATGAATTACCACAAATCGGACATTTTGTTTCTTTATCTGAATTTTCAGTTATTTTTAATTTTAATTCAATAGGTTCAGCTTCTTTAAGTGGATCATAAAGATAACTTCCATCTTTAAATACATAATTACCAAGTCTTATTTCATCATTTATTTTTAATCTTTTTTTGTATTTACAAAAATCATCTGCTAAAAACATAAGATCATCAGTTTGTGATTTTTCTGATTTTTTCACTTTTTCAACTTGCAATAATGATTCCACTACTTGTTTTTCAGCTTGCTCAATCTTTTTAGTTAATTTTTCAATAGCTTGTTGCAATGCTATATTTTGTTTTATTGCTACTATGATTCTTCTATATCTACTGCAGTCCATGTATTCAGTACTAGTACCACAATCTATATAACCATTCCCTTCTTTATCTGGTTCTAATTCTTCAAGTAAATCTTTAACATCTTCTATTTTCATTATTCCTCCTCTATTTTTTCTAAAATTACTTTTTTTGTATCTGCATCACACATAAAATTAAATGTTCCAGCATGTAAGAATGATAGTCTTTCTAATTCTTCAATTGATATTTTTTCATAATCTATTTCCATTTTATCCTCCTATTCTTTTGGCATTTCATAATTGGTTGCAACATAACCTATATATTATATTGCACTATATGAATATTGATTTTTCCTTTATTCTATAAGGCATTGAACCTTATTTTTTATGTAAAATAGTTTTTATGATTTTTGAACTAGTTTTTTGAATAATTCATTTGCTTCTTCATCATAAAATTCATTGATAATCATTACTTCTGAATTTCCTCTTAATTGAGCAACTATTAAGCAGCAATGATCTTTTTCTTTTGAAAAATCATAACCAATTGTTAATGCTCCATTTACAAGTTTTTTAGGATTATTCATCATCTTATTAATTGTTGTCATTCTTAAATCATATATATCCATGTCTTTCATCTATTCACTCTCCTTTCTAATGAATTTTGGCGGATATTTATTTAGCAAATACACTAATAATTTTTCAATAACACTTTTCAAGTATCTGAAAAACCATATTGTGTAATTTGATACTTTGTAATATTGCAAGACATTCACCTTTCATTTTTCTACTCAACTGTATTTTTTTACTATTTGAAACATTTACAATAAAAATTATTTTATTAATTCTTTGTATTCCGCTTCTGTTGGATCATTGCTTAAATAAGATTCAATATGTTCTTCGATTTCTAGAATTTTCTTTTCTAGTTTCTCCCGCTCATATTTATCAATTGCTACTGTTGTTCTATAGTTAAGGATTATTGAGCCCAGTTCCTCGATTACTGCCAAAATATTTTCTGATTTCATTTAGAACCCTCTTTTCATTAAATGTACAATATCACTATATCAAAACAGATGTTCTTATTATTACAAATTCACTAAATCGACTAACTTTTGACTAACTTCTGTTGAATAAATCTCTCGCATTTTTCACATCTTTAAATTCTTTTTCAATTTTCTGATATAACTTTTCTGATGGATTGCTCTTACCATTTTCCAATCTATTGTAATGCTGCCTTGTTATTCCTAATTTATCTGCAATTTCATATTGTTTAAGCTCATGCTCTTTTCTAAACAATAGCAACTTTAAACACTTCATTTATTCACCTCCTAAACAATTATTCATGTTATGTATTAAATTTTACTATTTGAATAATACATTTTGTACTTCATGTATCATTACATTTTTAATTATACTAGAATAACAAAAAATGTCAACTATTATTTTACAAAATAAACATATAATTTTACTTTTTGAATAATATAAGATAAAATTAACTTGTCTTTAAAATAAACAAAAAGGAGTAATAACAATGAATAATAACTCATTAGATACTACTGAAATTGGTAAAAGGATTAAGGAATTGAGAAGAGCAAGAGGATTAGATCAACTTCAAGCTTCTCAAATAATAGGTGTTTCCCGCTCTCAATGGAGTAATTTGGAAAATGGTAAAAGAAATTTAAACATCCAACAAATTAAAACCATTGCAGATTATTTTGGTGTTACACTCTCTACTTTAGGTGTAGATACTGATGCAGTTGAAACTGTTGAGATTTTAGAACGAGCAAGATTAATTTTTGAAAATAACGATATTCCATTTGAAGAAAAACAAGAACTTCAAGAACAAATAATGAGAATGTTTATCAAAGCTAAAGATGAACTACAAAAAGACATTTGACTTATCTTTTTTTAATTCTTTAACTTGTTCTTTTGTGTAAAACATTTCTTCATTATCACGAAAAATTTTATTGCATGTATCGTAAATGATTTTTAATTTTTCTTTTGTTGGTGGTTGCATAATAACTTTTACTTTCATAAAAATCACCTCAAAACAATATATGTAGTTATATAAAAAACAATGCTTTTGTTTCATTCATACGACAAGATTTTACTATTTGAAACAATTTTATTTAATCAAATAATTTCATCAAGGGGAACATAAAAATTATGGAAATTGAAAACATAGAACAACTTTTTAATATTTTATCAACAATTAAAGTACACCAAATAATAATTTATTTAAGGAAATCAAGAAATGAAGAAAAAGAGGATTTACAAGTCGTTTTAGCAAGACATGAAAAAATGCTACAAGATTATGCAATAAGAAATTTTGGCGAAAGAATACCAGAAGAAAATATTTTTCGTGAGGTTGTTTCTGGTGAAACAATTGATGATCGTATTGAAATTAAGAAAGTATTTAATAAATTAGCGGATGAAGATATTAAAGCGGTTTTAGTTGTAGAACCTCAAAGGCTTTCCAGGGGAGATATGGAGGATTGTGGTCGTGTAGTAAATGTACTTAGATATAGTAATACACTATGCATAACTTTATCTAAAACTTACGATTTAACTAATAAATTTGACCGTAAAATATTTGAGATGGAATTAACACAAGGTAATGAATACCTGGAATATACTAAAACCATTTTAAAAAGAGGTAAAAAGATAAGTTTAGAAGAAGGGAAATACATTTATTCAACTGCTCCATTTGGATATGGTAGAGAAAAACTTGATAAAGGTTTTAAATTAGTTCCACATCCAGTAGAAGCACCAATTGTTAAAATGATGTTTGAATTATTTGTTGAAAGTATGAGCAGCCACGAATTAGCAAATTATCTAAATCAGCAAGGATGTGAGTCAAGAACTAAAACTCCCTGGAATTATGGCATGGTAAACAACATACTTGAAAATGAAACTTATTATGGTGTTTTGGTAAATGAAAAAAGAAAAGTCTTAAAAAAATTAATTGATGGTGAAAGAATTGTAAAAACACGACCTAGACAAGAAAATTATTTAATTGTTAAAGGATTACATGAACCACTAATTTCTAAAGAAATGTATGAACTAGCACAAGCTAAAATAAAGAATAATCCTAATTCAAGAACTGGTCTAAATCGTGAACTTAAAAATCCTTTAGCTGGAGTTGTATTTTGTTCTTATTGTGGCCGATCACTTGTAAGAAATCCATGTACTAGAAAACATGAAAGAAAAAAAGTAAGAGCTTATGAAATTAATAAACTTGAATTATCACAATACTTAACAGAACATAAGAAACAAACTAATTTATCACTTCAAGATATTGCAAACGAATTAAATTTAACAAAAGCTTTAGTTGCTGGATGGTTTAGAAAGAAAGAAGAAAAAATTATTTATTCTGATGTATTTACTGAAAAATGGCCTGAACTAAAAAAACTCTTAAATATTAAAGGCAAGAAATTTGATAAAGAAATTACAACATATAAAGAACCAGAACCTAGAAAAGATATGCTACAATGTCCTGATTTAAATTGTAAAAATGTTTCAAGTACATTAGATACCGTTGAAGCTGCTATACTCAAAAAACTAGAAGAAACGTTAGATGATTATAAATATTTTCTTGATAATTATGAGCAAGAAGCCAAAAAGAAAAAGACCAATAATGAAAAAAGATTGAAGCAAATTGAAACAAAATTATCTAAATTTAAAGTTGCTTTAAGAAATGCTCGAAGAGATTACAACGAAGAAAAATTTAGTTATGAGGAATATTTGGAAGATAAAAAATATTATGAAGCACAAATTGAAGAATTAGAAAAAGAGAAAAATAAACTCTCTAATAAAGATGAAGAAGAGATTATAATACAATATAAAAAAGCAGTTCCCATATTGGCAAACTGCATCAAACAATACAATACACTTGAAAGTATAACAGATAAAAATGAATTATTAAAATCATTTATTGAAAAAATTGTTTATAAAAAAACAAAAAGGATGAACTGGAGAAGAAATGATCCTGATGATATGGAATTAACTATTTATATGTAGTTGTTAAAACCCTTGAAATCAAGGGTTTTTTATTGTTGGTGGAACTGCTTGTAGGTGTATGGTACTTATAGTACAGAACCAAGATAATATATGTTATTACACCAACAAAAAAAGAGCCGGTATAAACCAACTCTTTAAATAATTACTTTTCAATTTCCCAAGCCTTATCAGATAAATAACCATTTATCTCACCAGATACGACTCTTTGATTATTACACTCATCTACCCAATCTTTACATTTTAAATATTTTTCATATCCTTCTACTTCAATAAATTTTTCTTTGCTAAAGATTTTCATTATTCATCACCCCTTTTAGTTTTACTATTTGAAACATCACTCTCAATAGAGAGTGATTGTTCCATATTGTTTATCACATTCAATTCTTAATCTTTTTCCTCCAATTTCGAAGTTCCAAGAATAAATTTTATTTGTTTCATAATCTGGAAACCAATTGATGTGTTCTTCATAATTTTTAAATGATCCATTATAGAACTTTTCGATTTTCTTTTGAGCTTGTTTTGTTGTTAGCATTTTGCTATCCCCTTTGTTGTTTAATTAACTACCTTACATATATTATTATACATGTTTATGTTTCAAAAGTAAAATGATATGTTTCTATTTGAAACATAAAGGGAGAAAAAATCTCCCCTTATTTTATCTAGTTGCTGCTTTTAAGTTCTTTATTACTTCTCTTATTTCCTTTTCATCACTAGGATCTTGTATTTCATCTAACATCTCATACCAGCCAACTTGGTCATCTCCACATGCATACCAGTTATATCTTTCAAATGCTTCTTGTAGTTCTTCATATAGTGCTATCATTATTCATTACCCCTTTGTTGTTTGTTTTGTATTAACTACCTTACATATATTATTATACATGTTAATGTTTCAAAAGTAAAGTAATATGTTTCTATTTGAAACAAAATAAAAAAGGTTATTCACCTTTTAGTATTTCATATACTCTTTGTATGTAAGGATCTTCAAAATATCTTTTATCATTATCTATACAATTCATAAATATTGGCTTCATATATTCTATTGCTTTATCTATTCTTTGCTTATAATCAACTTTCCCTGGATTAGTTAGTATAATACTGCTTTCAACTAATTCAACATTAACTGGATCGTTATCATTTATTCCTAATTGTTTTCTCATTTCTTTTGGAATACATAAACGTCCTAAATCATCTATTTTTCTTTTCACTGTTTCCTCCTTAACTTTCTTACTACTTCTAAATCTTCAACTTTAAACCCTAAATTATCTGGGTAATTAGTATATACATAATCTGCTATTTTCCCATAATCATCTTCTGTTGTATATTCAATTTGTCCTTTAGGTAGAAATATTATTACTTTTTTCATTTTCAATCCTTTCTAATTGTCTATCTATTTTTTCTTTCATGACTTTTATTATTTCTTCATCAGTTATTTCATAATAATATTGAAATTGTTTTAACATAACTGATATGTCTGCTATTTCTTCTGCTATGTGTTTATCATGACTATTCAAATATTCTGTTTCATAACCTGCTACTGCTTCCCTTTTAATTATTGATTCATTCATTTCAAATACTTCGCTTTGAAAATATTTTAATTGTGGTATAACTCCATAAAACGATATAATTTTAAGTAAGTCATCTTTCATTATTTATTCATCTACCTTTTCTACTATTTCATATTTCTTTGGCTTATATTCTTTATAAATTTTATTATCATACATGACTAAAGCATTAAAGCAAAATATTTGGTCATCATCATTAATAGAAACACTTGTAGAAAATTTTATATCAATTACTTCTTTATCTTGTTTTGATATTTTTTCTATAAAACTATTTATTTTACTTGTTAGTTCCATTTCATCGTTGCAATCAAATACTTTAACTTTTAACATAATTATTTATCATCTCCTAACCTATATTCCATACTAGAAAACATCTCCTTTGTTACTATTGATTTAATTTCATTTTCTAAATAACCATATTTGTAATTACTGTCTGTATAAATCCATATTCTATCTTTTTCATCAGTTTTGAATGAACATATAGGTGAGCCATTAACATAATCCCCAATTTCCAAAATATCAATTATGTTATAACTTGTTTTTATTTCTTCTTTTTCAAAACATTCACCATCAATAGAAATATGATTTCTTTCGTTATTTAAAAACAAATTATGTTCTAATTGTGTATCATAATTACAACCATATTCATCTTGTATTCTTAAATATATTATTTTATCAATTCCTAATGGTGTTCTAATAAACATTCCAACACTTAACGCTTCCATATAAACCCTCCTATACTCTTAAAAATGCTTTTGCAATTACTTTAAATACTTCTAATGCTAGTGTTCCAAATATCATTTTAGAAAGCCATATTCCAAATAATATTATTAATACCAGCAACAATATATATAATATAATTTTAAATCCCTTTTTCACTTAACCTCCTATTTTCTCTATTCCTATAATTCCAGTTAATCACATAATTAGATATATTATTTATAGTGATTTCATCCCAATTTAATTTTTCTAATTCGCTTTCAAAATCTATTATGTTTTTATTTTTTTTATACAATCTTTTATATAAAGAGATTATCTTTTTTCTATCGGTTTTTTTCTTAATGTATAAACTATCTAAATAAGTATCAAATTTTTCTAAATCTTCTAATCCCATTTTGATACCTCCTGTTCTTTTTATTTCTCCAACCCCTTACAAATTGATCATAATCTAATTTAGTTGTTTCTTTTTGTAACTGATATCCATACATCATTATTTGATAATCAATTATTTCTTTATATAATTTTGCACCATCTACACCCCTGAACTTTGAAGATACTTCATCAATAAAAACTTTTCTTTTTGATAAAACTTTGTTTTTATATTGTTGAAATACAAATCTTTCATAGTCCATTTTTAATATTTCCTCCTAAAACTCTATTGCTTTTTTACAAATTTGTTCACTACCACCATTTGATAAACAAGTATTATAATCTCTAGTGTTTACAACACTTAATAATTTAAAGAATGCAATAATCATTACTATTCCCACTATTAAACCTATTATTGTAATAATTTTTTCTTTCTTTTCTTCTCTTTGTATTTCTTCTCTTAATATTGCTCTTTCTCTATTTCTTTTTAATTCTTCGCTACTTACTATAAATTCTGGTTCTTCTATTTTTTTCATTTTCTTTCCTCTCTTTCACTTTCTGATATTATTTTACCATAATTTACCATATAAGTCAATACTTTTTTACCATTTTTTACCATTTTACACTTTTTTATAGTTTTTTAGGCATAAAAAAAGAGTAGGTATTTAAACCTACTCTAAATAATTACATCAATATGTTCATAATTTTTATTAATATCATAAGCATAATTTATAAATGGTAATTTTGTATTTTTATCAGTATATATAAACTTCTTAACTGCTGCTGCTTTAACACCTTTAACACCCATGTCATTTGCTCTAAATAATCTATGCTTGCTGTTTTTAACTCCACCAACTTCTTTATTTCTTTTATCACATCTAATAGTTGAAGTTAAACTTACTGGTGCATTAAAGTAATTTCTAACATATTGATCCGCCATTAACAAGTGCATAGGTATTTTATTTCTTAACCCATTCCAGCCATCACAATATTTTTTTCTACAAGTACAATAAAATTCGCCTGGTTTAAAGTTTTTGAAATATTTCCAATCGCTATCAACCATGTATGGACTTTTATTATAACTATCATAAATAACTCTTAATAGTTTATCTGTATCTTCTGTATATGTTTCAGATTTTTTATTTAAGAATATAATATTGAATTGCTTGATTGCTCTTTTAGAACCAGTACCAATAATTCCATCAATTTTAGAAGTATATAAACCAATTTTTTTAAGGTATGTTTGTCTTTCCTTTAAGGATAACATTTGATACACCTCTTTAGGTTCTTTCGTTGTTGTTTCTTCTTTTGATTGCTCTATTACCTCATTAGGCTTTATTTCAACCACTTCTGGTGCTTTTTCTTCTTCATTAGGTATATTTGTATCAATAATAGGTTTTTCTTCTAAATCGGTTTCTTTTTTGTCTTTATAAGCAAGCACATTTAATATAAACTCAATTATCTTTAATAATATATTTTTCATTATTCCTCCTTTTCGTTAGCAACTTTGAATGTTGCATAAGCAAATAATCCTATCAATAGCACTAATATAATCTCCATTTATTCCTCCTTCGCTTCTGGTAGGCCTGCTAAACTTGTTAATATTGATAAGATACCAGCAAGTAATGAAGCACTTACTACCATAGTCCAATTAACATCTCCCATTACTGTACTAGTTCCAATAGTTGCTACTGCTGTTTGACATATTGTTTTAACCGCTCTTATTCCAGCACATTTAATCCATTTTTTCATCTTCTCACCTCCTTAATATAAAAAGCACCCCTTTTAAGAGTGCTTTAATTCTTTAATGCTTTCTTTTATATGTTTAATATCTTCTTCTAATCTAAAAGTTCGCTCAACTACACTATTATGCTTTTCAACTTTCTTCTCTAATTGATCTACTCTATATGTGATTAGAGCAGCACTCTTTTTATTAGAAGATACTGTTGCTATTATAGAAGGTATTGCTACACATACACCCCCTATTATCGCTGTTATAATTGCTTCCACATTTATTCTCCTTTCTATACTCCTAAAACACAAGTTAATACCCAGTGATTATTTGTCACGTTTATTCCACTTCCTCTGCTTGTTTCACCACTTCCATTATTGTTATGACCAACAAGTTTATTATCATAAACATATATGTATTTAGATGCTACTTGACTTCCTACATCATTTGTTAACCACATTGATACACCACGACTTGGATTAGTTAATGCTTGCCACTTTGGAACGAAGCAAAAATTATAGTGCCACGGTTGTGCTGAGCCATTATCATATGCTTGCCAAACAAGTACTATTCCATGTTGTTGTTCACTTATTTTCTGAGAAAGAGTTGCTGTTTGTGAACCATTCATATACCATGCACCTTCCCACAATATTTGATTATTATTTATTAAATTTCCATTATCATCATAAACTTGTAGTACATCTTTTATGGAAGTATTAACAGTTCCGTTTATTGCAACTTGATAATGTCCATTTTCTTTTTTAACAACATTTCTAAAAATAGGTTTATCCAGTGAGGTAATAGTTGCTGTTTTAGTACTTGTACCTAATGTTGAACTACCATTTTTTGTTGTTAAAACAAATGTTAATACTGCTTGTGGTGAAGTCATTAACCCTAGAATTGTATTTTGCTCTTCTGTTGTAAATGTTAATGAGTAACCATTAGTTATATCATTAATTGTTTTAAGTACTGTACTACCTAATTTAATTACTAAACTATCTGTAAATGAGCTTGAATATTTAGTAATTGGTATTGTTATAGTATCAGTTAAATTAAAATTTGATATTGTTCCTAATTTACTAGCACGATTTATTGTATCTAATGTTGCTGATCCACTTGCTGAGTATGTACCAGCCATTGATGTACCAGTTTGTTTTAAACTAGCAGAAATATTTATTGATTTAGTACCATTTGCATTATGTGTAACTGTTTTTGAGGCACTGCCTACTGTGTGCCAATTCCCCCAAGACCATGAGCCATATTTAGAAACAGAATAAGATGAACCATCTATTGTAATACTCCCACTAAATGTACCTTTTGTTGAAGAACTACCTGATTTATATATTTGCACTGTTGCTGTTACTGTTGAAGTGTTTGAACTGTCATTCTTTGAAGAACTCCAAACAACTCTACAATCGCAATTACTAGTCGTTGATGAACCATCTATTGTTCCGCTCGCAAAATATTGTAAATTAAGCCTCATCTTCTGCATAAGTTATCCACCCTCCTTGATATTTTTCAGTTTTTAAGCCATCTACACTAACATTTTTCATCCAATTATTTTTATAGAGTTTAATATCCATATGAGATATTAACCCTTCTTCTGTTGCAACTTGTCCGAATGTAACACCTTTACCACCAGCAAGTTTAGAAATTGTTACAAATGAAGGTGGTAATGTATATGTTTGAGGTATTTCTTCAAATGTATCTTTAACTTTAAATTCAAAATTATAACTTGCATTTGTTTCTAAGCCATAAAATAATTCAGTAAATGTATAAGTACCTTCATAATCAGTTAATGTTACTTCTTTAGCAGAAGTACCATAAAAAACTTTAAGGATTTTATCATTCAAATTATTTACTGGACTAATCTTATATTGAACTGTTGCTTTTCCATATGTTCCTTCTTCATTTAAAGTACCATCTGCATTACATCTTTCAATTTTGCACATTGAAATAGTTGGAGGTAAATAATCAATAATTTCAATAGTTTTACTATCTGAAACACTTCTACCTCTACTATCAGTAACTGTTGATGTAACAGTTCTTTCACCGCTATATTTCAAATAATTTGTAGTAAATGGATTTACACTAAATATTTCATCATTTGCTTTTGATACATAACTTTTAATAGTACTTCCACCACTACCACTTGCTGTTATAGTACCTTTAATTGCAGATTTACCTTTAACCCAAATATTCCATGTATCAGGAACTAATCCAACATCTTCTAATGCTAATGAGCATGTTGGTTGATATGTATCAGGTACTTTACATTTGAAAGAATGAGTACTACTTCCAATATAAGTTGAACCATTATAAGTTGTACATGTGATTGTAATTGTAGGCTGTGCATTATCAGGTGTACTTGTTATTAAACTTGCTGGAATAGTCCAACTTTGGCTAGTTCCTACACCAGTTGCAATAGTACCACTCGCATTATACATTTTATAACTTAAATTATGAGTAAAATTAGAATTGTATCTACTAATGCTAAATGTTACTGTATCTCCAAATTTAGTGTTAGAAGTAGCATTTGAACTAATGCTAGATGTCCTATTTATTTTTGGTAGTGCAATTGTTCTATTAGATATTTTTAAAGATGCACTAACACCATATCCATAATCAGATAATATTTCCGCTGAACATGATCCACCTATAGTAAATGAACCTTCACCATTAGCATTATGTGAAATAGTTTTTGTTTTTGATTGAATCAAAGTAGTTCCGTTGCTGCTCCAACTCTTTTCGGAACTACTTGTATATGTACCTCCAAAATATAGTTTATGATTGCTCGTATATCCAGAAGGACTGCCGCCACCAATATAATCAATATAATTTTTTCTTTCAATATATTGCTTAACAGTTACTGTTGAAGTGTTATTGCTTACACTTTGAGAATATGAAGTTACTATTTTCATTCTTAAAGCAATACAAGCATTATTAACACTAGTCCAGCTACTATAATATGTTGCCATTATTCACCACCTACCCATTTCGTATTAAGATTTCCATATTCATCTTCTTGAGTTATCCATCTTCCGACTTGTAATTTTCTAAGAATTGTACTATCAGTTATATACAATTGATTTTGTGAAATATAAGCACTTTCACTATCACCAGTCATAAAACTAATTCTATCTTTTTGAATTATCAATTTACTTTGACTATCACTTGCACCTAAAGTAATAATTCCGCTTTCAAAATGAATGTATTGAGAAATAGTATTTATATCAGTCGTATTATCATTTAACATATCTTGAATAGTATTGACTGTATCTTCTATACCAGTTTGAGTGAATAGCATTTCGAAGGCTTCTGATGTTTGTTTTAGCATAGTCGAATTGATAGTTTCTATTGCTTCTCCAACATCGTTTAATTGCTCTTTAATATCACTAACAGAACTCTCTATACTATCTTCTAAGGTTTCAATACTAGTTTCTAGTGAATTTATAGTTTTATATTTAAAATATTTAACTTCTAAATCCATTATTTTATCAATCATAATAATAGTAGTAGGATCATAACTGTTTAGCTTATTTTTTATTGTCGTTTTATTATTTGATAACTTAACAATTATGCTATTTTCTTTATGTTCAACATAAGAACTTGCTGTATCATCTACTTCAATTTGTGGATATATTGTTACTTCATCAAAAGTAATTCCACTTGCTATTGATAAACTAGAGCAAGTAATTACATTTCTAGTAGATAGGTTAATCGCTCCATTTCCACCATTTGAAACTAAAGTTCTATCAGTCCCATCATAATTATATAAATTAAGACTAACATTATCTGTTAGTCCACTTTTTATATAATTTGTATTTTCTTTTATCAAAAATAACATTTCAGTATTTGTTAGTGTACCATCTAGTATAAATTCAATAGCTTCTGTTGAAGTACCATTTAAAGTAATAGATTTATCAGCATTAATAGTAAATGTTACCCCACTAACAGTTGTTGTTACTGCTTTATTTCCTAAAATATTTTTATTAGATGAAACTACTTTTACTTTACCAGTTATAGTTTCTGAACTTGAAGCAACTATTTTTGGTATGTCATATTCTCCACTATCTTCAATTACAATCAAACTCGAACCAGTTAAATTATTTGAAAATTCATCAGTTACTACACTAGAATTTTTCTCTAATAATTCTCTAGTCCAACCATGAGTTGATAAAGTATTTTCTTCTTCTTCAATTTCCCATAAAGCCTGTAATTCATCATATTTATTACTATCAAATACTAGATCACCATTTTGTATCTTCCAAGCATTGAGTTTTCCATCTTCACCAATAGCCCACTCTTCTAAACTTGTATATCCAGTAGGAATTGCTCCAGTATATTCAATGCAAGTTTGATTCTTACATTCAATAGTTGCACCAAATGAAATTTCATCTATGTAACCATCACTATTTAATATATATCTCATTTAACCACCTCCTATAATGGATTTTTGTAACCTTTAGCTTCCCATTGAAAAACGGTAGCTGCAGTATTAGTTCTTGTCATATAAATGATCATTGATTGTTTGGAAATATCTATTGTTGTTCCACCGCCTACAGAAGAAGTTACTAAATTAGGATATGCTACATTAGGATCTGCAGTTACTTTAGGCTGGTTATCAAAAGGTTTTTTAAATGTTACTTTTACACTTGTAACTGTATTAGCAGCACTAGGAGTTATTGTTACTCTCCCCCATTGAACTAAATAACCGCTACTATCCCAAACATAACCATCACCATCACTTATACTTATTTCTTTTATATCCCCAGCTTTCCAAGAACTCCAACCAGTGCCATTTATATAATATCTATAATAAATAGGTAAATCTTTATTGTATGGATATGCAATCTGTGTTCTATTTGATGTATCAGATTTTTTGCTATAAAACATTGTTTTTACATACCAAAATGCTGTTGTAGGAGTATTTGTCGAACTTAACACCAATTCTTCAATAGTTGTATTTACATCAATAACACCACCACTTTCATATTTTGATAATCCGTTCAATATTTCAGTATCAAATCTATCATAAATGGACATGTTTATTTCCATAGCATTTTTACTACTTACTTTGCCAAAGGCGATACCTTTACCACTTTTATTAATGTCTTGAATAGTAAAACCACTTGATAAAGAATATTGCTTTGGATTAGGTGTTCCAAAATAATCAGTTGCAGCAATTCTAAAATCATACTCATTATCAGCACTAATATTAGCTATTATTTTATTTGCTATTGTGTAAGTGTAAGAACTCGTATATGTTTGGTTTGTAGTCCATGAAGTAGCAGTTTTTAATTTATATTCTAATTTAAATGTTTTATCATTTTTATTTGATAAAGAAGTAATTGAAGCAGCTCCATTTACTTTTACATAATTTCCATTATCATTTAAAGTACCATCTGCATTACATCTAACTACACTTAAACTTGTTACTTTTGGATTTTCATAAGCTGTTACACTAAATGTAGTTGAACTTGTAGCAGTTCTACCTCTTTTATCAGTAACAGTAACAGAACATGTATTAGTTCCACTACTTATTAATACATCAGTAGTAAATGTACTACTTGTATAAGTTGATCCGTTTATACTAATGCTATACTTATCAATACTTGAACCAGTACCAGCAGCAGCTGTTATTGTTCCAGTTATTTTAGATTTATTTTGAATATATGCTCCAAATTTAGTAGCAAGGCCACTAACTGCTTCTGCTAATGCAATACTTGAAATACTAGGCTTTATATTTGTATTGATTGTTCCAGTTGCTGTTTTAGTACTTGTACCAATTATATTTGAACCACTATAAGTACTATTTACAAATCTAAATACACCACTTGTTACATTAGACAATGCAGCATATATATTATTTAATTCTGCAGTAGTAAATGAAACACTTTGATTATTTGTTAATCCTTCTACTCTTTTTATCCATGTATCACCTACATAAATATTAAGAGTATCGCTAAAACTAGTACTATATTTAGTAATAGGAATTGTAATAGCATTACCTATTGTAAAATTAGATATATTACCTAAAATAGAACTTCTAGGAATATCATCTAATGTACCAGTTTCACTACCAGTTATAGTTCCAATTGATACACCACTATATGTAATACTAAATGTTTGACTAAAAGAATAACTAAATGTTTTCTTACCATCAGAACCATGATAAATATTTTTAGATCCACTTGCTAAAGTTCTAGTTGCTCCACCATTTAAACCTACTGTATTAGTTCCTTCTTTTTTAGTTCCATCAGTAGTTACTGAATAGTTTTTACTTGCAGTTGAACTAATATTTGCTGTTGAATTAGTACTTATTAAAGATAAAGTCCAATTTATAGGAGTAAAGTTATTGGCTACATTTGGTGTTCCAGCACTCCAAGAATACCTTAATTTGATATAACCATCACTAGTTACATTTACATCTTTATAGCCACTTTTAGCCATTAACTACCACCTCCAATTTTAACTAAACTTAAATTGCCATTTTCTCTAGGCTTCCATGCAAAATTACCTATAATTAAACTGTTTAGAAACTCACCATCAGTTACAACTAATTTATTATTACTTAAATAAGCAACTTCACTATTATTTTGTAAAAATGAAATTCTATCGTTTTCAATTTTTAAAGTTATTTCATTTCCTGCTTCGCCTAAAATAATATTGCCATCTTCAAATCTTATGTATTTACTTATTTCTTGAAATTGTGCTTGAGTTGTACCATTAATAGTATTTATTTGACTTGTAATATTATTAAAGTTGAAATTAAATGCATTCGCTGTTTGACTAAATTGAGTTGATATAGTTTGTTTGAATGTATCAAAATCACCAGTAGAAACATAATCTTGCAATGCTGTCATTAATATTTCTTCTTGATTTTGCTGTATTGAAGTAATATTAGTTTGAACTTCTTCTCTTATTTCATTTAATTCATCTTCAACTAATAAGGCCATATCATACCAGGTATAATCATTAAATGTAGTACTATCAGTAGGATTATTATCAACTAATTCTCCTCTATATCTCCCTACAGTTTCACCATCATTATCTGTAAATGTAGTTCCATCATCACTATACTTAATATGTAAATAAGAACTTTTACCATCTGCTCCTGCTTGACCTGGACTACCATTAGTTCCGTCTGCTCCTTTGATTAAAGACCAAGTATAAGCACTATAACTTGATGGTGCTGTTGAACTAGTTGTACTAGCTACACCCATATACTTTGAATTGCTAGTTGGTGCAACTGTCATTGGATTACCGTTTGAATTTACACTATATCTTACATAGAAATAATAACTTGTTCCATCTGCTCCTGCAGCACCTGGTATTCCTTGCTGTCCTTTTAAGCTCGCAAGATATTCTTCTTCTGTACCAGTGTTACCATTATCTAACCATATTTGATATGCACTCTTTCCATTAGTTCCACTTTGTCCATCGCTACCTTTTAATGCTAAAACAATATCTACAATCTTTTTAACTGAATATGATTTACTATCTACTGTATAAGTAAATGTAATTTCATATTCATTTAGTGCATTAGTTATTGCTGTAGTTTTAGATACTGTAAATCTTAAATATGTAGTTGACTTTGCTGGAGTTATTCCAGCATTTGAACCACTTATTGTAACTGTTGGTTTTACTTGTTGACCTTTAAAATATGCATAGTATGGAATATCATAGTTTTTTGTTTCAAGAGGTTTTTTATCACTATCAGTTGGAATAGTTAAATTATATTGTGCTATATCTACACTAAAATATTCTATAGCACTTTCTAAAGAGTTTATTTTTTCATCTGTTATTAAATAATTTTTTTCTACGATTCCAACTCTTTTTATGGTATCATCTATTTTTTGTTTATTTCCTAACTCAATTCCAGTTAATGTACTTGATGTTTCACCTAAAGCAATTTGAGTACTTTCAGGATGATCAAAAGGAATTGTAATTGATTTTAACAAATATGCTTTATTGAAATTGTGAGGAGTACTCTTTATCCTTACATATTTATTAATGAAAAAGAACTCTATATCTTGATCTATTGCTGCTAAATCTAAAGCAGTTATTTCTAATGTACTAGCAATCATAACCGCTTGATTATTTAAGTAATTTTGTCCTTTTGTTTTTAGATTACTTGCTAATGTTACATCATCCCAAGTTGTTTCACTAACTGGTGCTACCTTCCAACCATAAGCAGCTAATGCAGTTTCATTAACTAAATAATCTTTATTATCATTTACACTCTTAATGGTTAATCTTTCTTTAGTACCATCTTCATTTTCAATTTCATATCCTAAAGGAATAACTACACTATAAGTAGTTGAAGCATCATTTTTCGCTAAAATATTAACTAGATTCTCACCAAATTCAATAGTTTGAGTTGAAACTAATAAACTATCACCATTTTTAAAATCTTCTAGCCAATCAATATAAGTTCCATCATCTTCATATCTTTCTACTAAATAACCTCCTAAAGGTTCTAATAATCTTGTATTTAATAGTTCCCAAGAAGATAAATAATCTTCCCAACTTCTTGAAATATAGTTGTTAGGATCAGTTACTGTTACAGTACCTTTTTTTAATTTCTGGCCATCAGTTACTTGTGAATTATGATTATTTATGATTAATGTAAATAATTCTTCTGGTGTACCACTAAATGAACCTGGCCTATAAATACTATCGTTTAAATATGCTAAACTGCTTTCACATTCAATATTTTTTTCGTTATAAATACCTTGTTCATCATTTATTATTCTTCCCCTGAATATTTCCTTATTTCCTCTTTTAGCAACTATTTTAGATTTTAGTTTTATTAATCTATCAAAATAAGGATGGTCTGGATAAATGGAAAAAGTTAAAGTCCCAACCTTATTTATTTCTAAATTAAGATTAGGACTTTCAACAAATAATTCTTTATCTCTCAAATCATATAAAATATTGTTATCACATTTAATTTGGTATTGCATCATAATGTACCCTCTTGATATTTAACAGTTAATGTTCCGCTTCCAGCAGTAACTTTAATACTGTTATTTCCTTCAATAAATTTAATATCTAATACTTTATGAGTACCAGCACCTAAACTATATGTATTACCTTTAAATTCTAATGTCATAGCAGCACTTAAAACTAAAGTAGGAATAACACTTTTATATAAATTTGAATATGTATATGTTGTTCCAACAGTAACTGTTTTTGTATCAGATGTTTCATTTAATTTATATTTATATGGTTCACAATCGCATTCAATAGTTAAATGAGCTACTGTATAATCATTTGAAAAATTAGTTATTCTACATCTACCTAAATAATAATAATCATCATCTTGATCTAAAATTATTTTTAATTTTTTACCATGCAAATATTTTGATATATTTTCTTTTAGAGTCCACCAGTCAGAAGGACTTTGAAATAAATCAAAATTAAATGTTAATGCTCTATTATTATAATTAACCTCACCAAATGCTTCTGTTAAATCTTTTACTCCATCACTTCCAGGAATTTCAACTGTTAAAATCTTAGGCTCTGCATTTCCTATATTTTTAGAAGTCATTAATAAATCCCAATCAGTAATAGAATGTTTATCACCAAATTTTACTCCATTCATTTATAGTCCTCCTTTCTAATATCCTCTTTGTTCTTTTGCACTTATAACACCTAATTCTTTATTTATTGTTGGTGCAATTAGTTTCCCAACCTTGCGACCATCAAGAACCATATCTTTATCCATATTCTCAACAATTTTAGGCATGTATACTTTTAGTAATCTTGTTAATTCTCCAATATCACCATTTGAAGAATTTTGATGTCTTACGTTATTAAAATCAGTTAATGCATCCATCATTGTATCTCTCATAATGCTTTGAGGAGTTGTAATTTCAGGATTATTAACTGCATTAGGATATTCACCAGTTAATAATGGAGTTGGTTTACGAGATACTGCACCTTTAGCTGCAAAACTTAATTTAGGCCATCCATCTAACCCTAAAGCATCAACGATTTTACCTTTCCAACCCTTGACTTGCTCATAAGTAACTTTTAACCCTAAAGGATTCTTAAAAGCAGATTTTAATCCGCTCCAAATCTTATCACCTATTTCTTTCATTTTTTCTTTTGCTCCACTAAATACATCTTTGATTTTTCCCCAAACATTATCATTAAACCAGGTTTTAACACCACTAAATACACCTTTAATTCCGTTCCATGCTTTAGTAAATGTATCTTTAAACCAATTGATAACTGGTGAAAATATATTCTTAATTCCGTTCCAAACACCAGAAAAGAAATCTTTCACTTTATTCCATATTGCTTTGATTCCTTCCCAAGCTTTACTAAATATATCTTTAAACCAATTGATAACTGGAGTAAATATTGCTTTGATTCCGTTCCAAATTGCGGTATAGTATGCTACTACTAAATCCCAAACGAATTTAATAGCTTTCCAAGCACCTTCAAATATCGTTTTGAAGAACTCCACTACTCCACTAAATACCGCTTTGATTCCTTCCCAAATTGCTTTAAAGAAAGGCTCTACTGCTTCCCAAACTGCTTTAATAATATTCCAACAAGTTTCAAAATAAACTGCAATTAACATTACAACTACATAAACCACTTTTTTAATTCCATCAAATAAAGCTTCAAAGAATGGAGCTACAGTATCCCAAATTGCTTTTATTTTATCCCAAGCACTTGTGAAGAAGCCTGTTATAGCTTCCCAAACGACACCAGCAACTTCCTTAATCTTTTCCCATAGATTTATCCAAAAATCTCTGAACCATTCACACTTATTCCACAACAATATGAATACTGCAACAATCGCTGTTATAATTGCAATGATTGGATTAGCCATTACAACCGCTCCTAATAATTTAAAAACAGTTGTAACACCACTTATTGCAGTTTTGATTATAGTAAAGAGTGGTGCTAATTTACTTAGTATTGGTATAATAGTTCCAATTGAAGTTATTATTTTTCCAACAAATATTAATACTGGCCCTGCTGCTGCAACTAATCCCATAACAACTAATACTACCTTTTGAATTGTAGGATTTAATTCACTAAATTTAGTTGCTAAAGAAGCTACCTTTTCTATAATTGGTGCTAATACTGGAAGTATTGCATCTCCCATTGTTTGAAATGCAGTTTGAATTTTTTTCATTGCTTTTTCAGCTTTTGCACCAGTTCCACTATACATTTGATCACTAGCTTCTGTTACTGAACCAGTTACATCTTTATATGTATTATTTACATTACCTAATGAAGTGATAATTTTCATTGCATTATCTTCACCTAAGGCACTCCAAATAGTTCCAGCAAGAGTTAAAGCTTCTTGTTCATTTTCCATATTACCAAAATCATTAATAATACTTTTAATTACTTCTGATTGACTAGCACCGCCATTTTGCCATTCTTTAAATAGGTTTTGAGTTTCCTTACTAAATGAACTTAAATTTTCTTCAATTCTTCCATCAGTTAATGAGATACCCATTTCTTTAACTAAATCATTAACTTTATCTAGGTTATAAGCACCGCTATCTAGTCCATTTTGTAAGATAACAAACATTTCTTCAGCACTAAAACCAGCTTGCCCCCACAATTGAGAATATTCAGCAATATTATCCGCTAATTCATCAGATTTATTTAATCCGTTTTGAGCCCCAACTACTAAATAATCAAATGCTTGTTCAGCAGTTAAACCCATGTTAGAAATAAGACCATTAACACCTCTTAAAGTTTCGTTAAAATCCATACCAAATGCATCTTCTAGCATATAAGCTCTTTCAGTTATATTTTGAAGATCCGCATTAGAAATATCACCTAAATTTTGCTTTACTAAAGCCATCTTTTCAGCGATATCATTATAATCTTCACCATAATTATTATCGTGAATAGATTTTAATACTTCTTTTAATTCTTCGGTTTTATCTTTACTAGTTCCAGTAGCAACAGATACTTTATTAACTGCTCCTTCAAGTGAACCAGCATTTTTAACAGCATAACCTAAACCAGCAGCAGCACCAGCAGATAAGATACTAAACTTCTTACCAGCTTCTTCAACTTTTCCACCAAATTCTTCAACTTTCTTACCAGCAACTTTCATTTGTTGTTCTGTTACACTACCAAAATCTTTTTGTTCATCTTTTAATCGTTTTAGTTTTTGCTCCGTAGCAACTATTTCTCTTTGAAAATCTCTATATTGTTCAACTGTAATATCACCACGTTCAAATTGTGCTTGAACTTGTGCTTGTGCTTGTTTTAAAGTATTCAGTTTTTGTTCAGTTGAACTTATACTTTGAGTTAATAAATCTTGCTTTTGTCTTAAAAGTTCAACATTTGAAGGATCTAATTTTAATAAAGAATTAACACCTTTTAATTCGGTTTGTAAATCTCTACTGGATTTTTCAGCACCATCTAAAGCTTTACCTAATTTGGTAGTATCACCATCTATTTCAATAGTAATACCTTTAATTCGATTACTTGCCATTGTTCAACCTCCTTTCTAAAAAAAAGAAGGACAACAACTATTATAGTTATTGCCCTTTCATCTTGTTTCTTAATTTATCCCTTTCAGGATCAGTTGCTTCTAATCGTTTAGCATTTATTAAATATTCAATACCTTCTTCTGTCATTGAGCAATTATATATAAATGCTTCTCTCAAATAAAACTTATATTCCACTACATCAAGTTCATCAACTTCAAATAGTGGAATATTTAAATACTTTGAAATAGTTTTTTCTTCAACCGTTTCAATAATATATGGATTCTCCTTACCATCTTTATTCTTTTTTGGATAGTAAGGAATTTCTAGTTTTTTTGATCTAGATTCTCCGCAACCCAAGTATAATAGCCATCAAAGAATGCATATAGAGCATTTAAACTAAAAATATCATCAATTTTATCTTGTGAGAAAATTTTATTTTCTTTATTCTTATTAATAGCAAGTGTTATTGCCTCATATAAATTATCAATATCATTTTCATCTAAAGATTCAGCTTTCATATTTTTAGTTAATGATAATATTTTCTTTAACTGCTTTCTTTTTGGTGGTTCAACATTAATAGTTTCATTTTCACTTAGCTTAACTGGATAATATCTTGATTTATAAATTGTTAAATCTAACATTTAAATACCTCCTAAGCAGTAGCATCTATTTCTTCTTTGATAATTACAAGTGTTCCAGTATTATCAAGTTTACCAGCAACAGCACTAATTTCTGCATCAATTACTGTTTCAGCATCTGCAGCAAATTGTAATGTAAATCCGCTTGTATTTTGTCCGACAATAGTAATTCTTACATTGCCATCAACTGGATCTTCATGTAAGAAGTGAAAAATATAAACTGCTCCATCATCATTACCAGTTCCACCAATTTTAACAGTTCTTTCACCATCTTTTTCTGTTACTCTTGCAGTAGAGCATAATTTTTTAAGAACTTCGCCATTCCAAGTCATGATACCTGATTTTAATTTAACATCTTCTGTTGTTAATTTTCTTTTTGATACCATTCCTAAATCATCTTTAGCATCGTAGAACTCTCCACTATATTCAAGTGAAGCTCCTCCTTTAATCCAAGCAAGTCTATTTTCTTCTTGCTCTAATAAGGCATCACTAGGAATACCAGTTACAAGTTCATAGTATGTACCTAAACTATCTGCAGATGGTGAAGATACTTCTTCATAACCATCTCCGCTAGATTTTTTTGTATAATATTTTTTTCCAGATTGAATTGTTTTATCAACTGTTTTAAGATACATACTGTTTTCAAATTTTAAACAGAATAATTTACCACTACCTAAAGTGATTGTTTCATTACTTCTTTTACCCATTTTTAATTACCTTCCTTTCTTACTTTTTCTAAAAATGTATCTAATTCATAGAGTGTTACCCACATTTCTTCATCTTGCAGCCAATCTCTATTTTTTTCAAAGTGTATTGATTCTTTGTTTAAAAAGTTTTCTATTGTTATTTCATCTTCTGTATTAATAGTTTCACTATAATGCTCAATAGTAACATTGTGTTCTATAATATTATTTTTAAAATCCGCACCTCTATAATATTTATCATCAATAAAAATATTAAAAGGAAGAGAAGTTATCTTTCTTAAACGATTCTCTTTAATGGATAATTTTGTTCCATCTTCAAACCATTTTTTAATGTCCATTTTGGATAACCTCCTTCACTTCCTTTTCAAAGTTCTTTTCCAACTTCTCATAATTTTTATCAATGAAATCATTTTTTTTGGTTCTGTTACCTTTTCTAGTAACATGGCCATTTTTTATTAGGTGAGTTAGTCGATATTCTGGATCTTTAACATACCATGTATTAACTTTTCGATTAGGTGTATCTAAAGCTGTTTTGCTAGTAATGTTTTTATAATATTTTTGCCTACGACCTCTAGGTGCATCTCTTTTTGTATCTTCTACAAATTTTTTCATGCACTTATCATTGGCTTTTTTCATTCCAGCAACAACTTCTGAACTATATAATTTTAGTTCATTATTTATTTCTTCACTTAATCTATCAAAGTGTATAAGTCTTGCCATTATAATCACCTATAATAGTTAATTCTGTTTTGCTTTCACCATATCTATCAATATTTTTAATATCATAGCAACGACTTTCATAAACAACTCTATATATTTCAGTATTGAATAATAACTCTTTTAATTTTTCGCAATATCTAACTTTAAAGTTATATGTTGAACTACTGATATTTGATGAAGCATTAAAATATTCTTTACCACTTGCTTTATTAATATTTGCATGTGTTAAATAATAATCACTCCATTTTTCAGTATTTACATCTAATTTTTGAATTAGTATTGGTTTATTATAACTAGCCATTATTCTCTACCTTCACATTGAAGTTGTAATACAAAGTCATTTTTCATTTTTTCAATATTACTATTTTCTTTTACAGAATATGAACCTCTATCATATAAATCCTCAATGACAAAAAGAGCTAATTGTTTAGCCCTTTCATCATTTCTAGGATAATTTTCTCCAATAGCACCTTTTAACCAACTATCTGCTACACTCATATATTTCTTAATGTTTCTATTTGAAACATCATCATTATAATCAATTCCTAAATAGTCTTTTACTTCATCTATTGTAGGCATTTAAAACACCTCCTATTAAGCAGAAGCTACTGTTGAAATTTCAATATAACCATTAACAAATGCTTTTTCATCACGAGTTTCAACGTCATCACGTTGAATAGCTCTAAATAATGTCATATCATCTTCAAATGCATTAATTTGACCATCACCAGAACCAACTACTGCAGTATTTGAAGTCATGATATTTAATTTCTTTCTATCAAAGAATTTGATACCTTCTTTTAAATCACCAATTATCATTGGAACTTGATATGCTGTGATTTCATAATAATTACCAAGATTTGCTTTTGCAGGTTCTGCTACTTCTGTATATACATATGGTGATTCGGCTGTTCCTGAACCAGTTCTTGTATAATAAGTTTTTCCAACAGTTACTTCTGTATCACTTGTTTTTGTATAAACATCTGTACTTGAAATATCATCATTTGGGAATACTTCAACTGGAATAATAGATGCACCAGCAGCTAAAACTAATTTCATAGGATCAGCAGGACTAGCACTTAAAAGATTCTTACCATCTTTATCTTTTAAAGTATCTAAGTATTGTAATCCATCATCATTAGTAACTACTTTTGAAGTTGGCTTAAATGCTTGACCTAAAGTTACATTTAATGCTTTCTTAACATCATCTAATCCTGATAATTTTTCTTTTGCTTTTTTATTGATTGTTGCAAGGATATTTATATTATCAGTTACTCTACTGTCATCAGCAATCCATGTAGTTAATTCATTATAGATGTTAGCATCGCTATCATCAAATAATTCATTTGTTACTGGATAAATACCAGCTCTTTTCTTAATTGTATAAGACATTCTGTCATATTTAGGAGTAGGTTTTTGTCCAATAGCATTGCCTTCTCCAACTGTACTAAATCCAGTTAATGAACTTCTTTTCTTATATGTTCTTTTACCACTCATAGTAGTAACAGTTTCAACTGAAACTAAATCTTTTAAAGATTTTTTAGCTTCTTTTAAATGTTCAATATCAGTTAATACATCTTCTGGTACTGTATAACCACCATCAGTATCTGTACCTACAGACATTGTATTTCTAATACTTTTAATGTTATCAGCAAATGCTTTTACTTTATTTACTGATTTTACTTTATTAACTACTTCATCAGTTACTTCTTCTTTTTCACCTTGAAATAGTTTTTCAGCAAGTTTATATTCTCTTTCTAAATCATCAATAGCAGCTAAATTCTTTTCAGCACCATCTAAATCTTTTGCTTCAAATAATTTTGTTGCTTCATCTTTTAACACTTCAATTTGTGCTTTAATTTCTCTCATTTTTTTATTCATTATTTATCCTCTCCTTCTTTTTTAGCACCTTTTTTACTTTTATTTTCTACTTCTCCTTCATTTTCAGGAGTTTCATTAGCTTCTGTTAATTCCTTAACTTGAGCTTCTAATTCTGCTTTTTCAGCAATTAGAGTTTCGTTAGCTTCTGTTAATTCCTTAACTTGAGCTTCTAATTTTGCTTTTTCAGCAATTAATTCTTCATCAGTTTTAGGATTTTCATCAGAACTTACAAATTCAACTACTGGATTACCATTAAAAGTTGTTTTTAAGATTTCTATTCCTCTTTCTACTGATACATCAAATTCATTTCCATATCCGTATTCTAGATTTTCTTTAGTTAATTTTAATCTATCAACGATTACTCTTAATCTCATTTATTCACTCTCCTTTTCTTTAATATTTTTTTAATTTTAATGAGATATCGACCATTTTTAATTTGGCCTTTATTTCTTCTTCTTTTGATTGGTTTTCTGTTGAAATAGGTTCATTTTCGCTAGTTTTTTGCTCTTTTTGCTCTTTTTGCTCTATTTCTTCATTTTTTTGTGCATTTTCTTCGGTTTTTTCCTCATTTTGCACTGGTTTTAATGAATTTTTAATAAAATCAGGTATATTTTTGTAATTTTTGAACAAATTACTAGATATACTTGCTACTGCTGTTTTTTCTTCATCTAGTAAAGTAACATTGAAATATTTATCCATTTCTTTAGCACTTAACCAAGTTTCAGCATCAATAAGTGATTTTATTTCTTCTTCACTAACTTTTGACTTGTTCATATACATAGGCATCATTACTGATTCTTCAATTTTATTTAATGCATCAATTGTTTTTTGCATATCATTAGCATTACCCATAGCAAATGACATAGGTTTATGTACCATTACAGTAGAGTTTTTATAAAGATTAACATTATCTGCTACCATCATTAAAAATGAAGCAGCACTTGCACTTAATCCATCTACATATGCATTAATAGTCGTTCCTTTGTCTTTGACTCTTTGCAACATACTAATCATTGTTGAAGCAGTAAAAACATCACCTCCTGGTGAATTAATGTATAAATTTAATTTTTGAACATTACCGATACTATCAAGTTGTTCTTTAAAATCCATTAATCCAACATCAGTTTGACTCTCTTCACCAGTCCACCAATCAACAGACTTTTCTTGTACAATTTCGCCATATACAAACAAGTCAGCCTCTGATGAAGTTATGTTTTTGAACTCGTAAAACTTCTTTTTCATTATTCATCACCTCCTTCACCATCAACTTTTTTATCTAAAGGTTCAGTAGAACCGTTAGAACTATTTTTATTTGCTCCATATTGTGAGCCAACTTGTTCAACTCTAATCATTGAACCATTTACTATTAGACTATCTCCACCATCTTTAGCTTCTAAATCTAAATATGCTCTACCTTCATTTGGAGTATATAATCCATTGCTAATTGCTTGAGTAATACTTTCTATTTGAGTTTTCATATCCGCTCTTAACAACATTCCAGTATTAAATTTAAAGAAATAACCTTGTTTTAGTTCTAGATCACTTAATAACTTATAATTTAATTCTTCTTCATATTGCTTTAAGATAAATAGCAATGTATCAACTAAAAAAGCCAAGTTTTGATTTTCGCTTGAAGCATAACTTGACTTAGAATAATCATTAATTTGTACTGGTTTAATACCAAATGCTGCAGCAATTTGTAAAGCACTATATTTTTTCAACTCTAAAAATTCATTATCTGCTAATTTAGTATTTAATGGTGTTAATGTTGAACCTAATGGAATTGGTACTAATCCTTTTCCAGCATCAACATTTCCTTTAGCATAATTTTCAATGTTTTGAAGGAATTTCTTTACATTCTCATCATTTAAACTACCAGTATATTGAACAACTGCTTTTGCAGTAAATCCAGTATCATATAATGCATTTTGCATTTTTTGAGCTTTTTTATTTCCCTCAATTGTTGATTTTAATATTTCTCTAACACTTAAACCTTTAATTCCATTTTCAGTTATTGAAGTCTTGAAATGTAATACTTGTTCGCTTGATAATTTATAATACTTTTCACCAGCATTATATAAATACCAAACATCAGGAATTTCACTTAATAATTTTCCATCATCATACCAAATCTCTAACTTTGAATAATCTAATGGTATTAACTGCATCTCTTTTCCATATCCAACTATCATTGATACTGCATTTCCAAAATGATCTCTATAATATTCATTTGTACTCCAGAATGTTGTTGAAGTCATAAATCTATTAGGCCTATTCCTTACAACATTGTATAAAGGATGTTTAGTTGCTTCTATTACTCCATCTTTTTTAGTCTTTTGTAATAGTTTTAATGGAAGTTTACCAACTGCTTCACTTAATATTTTTAAGCAAGCAAAATATGTAGCTTCTGATCGTGCATCTTTATCCATATTTTTATCAATACCTAAAAAATCAGCTAATTTAAGCCATTCAGAAGTATCAGCACCAACACTATTTTTAACCTTTTTTATTTCCCACTTATTAAATATTTTCATTTTCTCACCTCTCTTTCTAATTCCAACCCATAGCTTCTAAATAACTTTCCATTTCTGCATCTAGATTTATATCTTCTTTAAACTTCATGTAAGCAACATGAGCATCTATACAAGCATCAACTGGATCTATTCTTTTAGTCCTTGCTTTAGGTTCTTTATCAACTTTTATTTCACCAAATGAATTAGCAACTACTTTAGCGTTGCTAAAACTCCATGATAACAATTCATTAAATTTGTTATATTCAATTACTCCAGATTTAACATTAAGCTGCATATCAACTGTTGCATCATTTAAGAATTTAGCACTTTGAGTAACTTCCAATAATGGAATACCCAACTCTTCTAAATCACTTAAAAAACCATCGGCATTATGAGGATCATAACCAATGGCTTTAATGTTTAACTGATATTCTTCTATTATTTGTTTTAAATGAGCGATGATGAATTTATAATCATTCTTGTACTCATTTACTCCACCAGTAACAGTTAATAATTCGTTATTTACCCAAATATCATATGGTGCTATATCACTCTCTATATGTTCTTGTAATCTGCCTTTTGGCATAAATGAATGTGAATATAAATAAAACTTATCATCTTTATGAAATTCTAAAGCAATACTTGTTAAATCTCCTCCGCTTGATAAGTCTATTCCACAATAACAAGCTTCACCTTTAAAATCTTCAAGGGTTTTTGTTGATTCACACTCTTTCCATTTTTCTAAATCAATGAATTGAGTATCTTCATCCCTTGCCCATTTATTTAAACGTTTAGTGATAAAATCTCTTAAATCACTACCGCCCATATCTCTAGCAGTTTGTGCATCCTGTCTTAAAGTTTCAAGTCCTTTTTCAGTACTTGCTAAATAAGGATTAGCTTTAATCCAATTGCTTTCATCCCACATATCATCATCTTTATCAAGTGCATATATATCTACAAAGAAATCTTCTGCAGTTACAGTACCTTCAAGAACTCTTACTGCATAGTTATCCATTTCATAACTAAAACTTTCAGGACTTATATCAAATCCTCTTGTAGTAATCATACTTACTAAAGTTTCATCTAATGCACCAGTACCATTATAAATTGCTTTATAAATTCTATTATCTTTATGTTGGTGAATTTCATCTATTGAACTAAATATAGATCTAAAACCATCATCTAAACCAGCCTCTTTAGATAAAGCCTCAATAGTTGAATTAGTTAAGTTACAAATGATTGTTGATTTATAATCTTTTACTTCAAACATTTCTTGTAAATCTTCATCAACTTGTATGAATTTGGCCATTTCTTCCCATGCTAATCTAGCTTGTCTTTTTTTAGTAGCAACCGTAAATAATTTACCATAATTATAACCACTAAAATTACCTATATAAGTTCCAATAATACCATTCTCAAAAGTTTTACCATTTTGACGAGCTTCGGATTTATAACTTCTTCTGAACTTTCTAAAACCATTTTTCTTTTTCCATCCAAACCTACAACCAATATCAAATATTTGTGAACCAATTAATTTAACTGGTCTAGGTATTCCACCTTCTGCAATTGTTAATGTTTCAGCATATTCAAGTATTCTTTCACTTGCTTTAATATCCCAATAGTAAGGAAAATCTTCTGTATTTTGTCTTTGTAAATCATTTATATGTCTTTTACAAGCAAGATAATGAAGATGACCACATATTATTTCACCATTAACAACTCTTTCTGCATATTCAGTAACTCTATCTATTTTAGACATCCTAACCACCAAACTTAGCAAATTTATTTTCTTTAGGTGGTTCTTTTGTTTCAGGCATTACCAATTTACACCTAGAAGCTATCGTTAAACCTAAATCATTAGCACTCGCCCGACATTGTTTAAATGCTTTATCTTGCATAGTCATTAACTTTTCCATCTCAATTATCCTATTTTGTTGAGTTGCTTTATTAAGCATACTTGTATATTTTAGATAACTTTGTTTTGAAAGTAGATAACGAGCAAGGCAATCTTCATCAAGTTCTGTCATAACACCAACATAAAGAAGTTTAGAAGCTATTTCTTTAAACTCATTTTGTAATTTTGCTGGTAGATAATCAGGAACACAAACATTTTTTAAATCAACTTTTAACTCTGAATTTTTTCTTGCTTCTATTTCGGCCTTAGTTAAATGTTTTTTACCTTTTGCTTCAATAAGTTCAATAGGTTGTCTTGGCCTTGCCACATTATCACCTTCTTTCATGTGTAAATTAAAAAAGCCTTTTTAGGCTTCTTCTGATTTTTTGCTTGATAGAAATGTTACTTTTTCAGCTACAATTTCTATTTTATCTTCACTAGTTTGTATTCTTCCTTTGATTCCTACAAGATCTCCTTTTTTGCAATACTCACAAGTGCTCTCCGCAATTCCGTTCCATAATGTAACTGGTACAAAGTCTGTTTCATATTCCCCATTTTCATTTTTATAACTTCTAGGTATTGCTAGAGTTATTGTAACAACCTTTCTATTTTCTACTTCATTTATTTCTAGGTCTGAAGTGATACGACCTACTAAAATTATTTGATTTAACATTTTTTCCTCTCTTTCTGTATCAGTGATACTACTTAACACTAATAAAAGAAAGTCTTAAAATGTCTTTTCTTATCTTTTTTTACCTTTATACATTCCAGCACCTATTTCATTTATTTTGCTAAATGGAATAATAGGAACTGTTAATTTTTCTTTATAACTCTTATCTATAAAATAGATATATCTTAATTGAAAACCCTTTACTACTTCTGCACCACTTAATTCAATCCATCTTTTAATTGAATATGTTCCACCGCTTACATCATATAAGCATTTACCCCCTAATTCTGGTCTAGGCTGTTTAGGACTACTTTGTAATGTTAATTGGTGTATTACTTCACCACTAGGTAATCTATATAGTGCTTCATTTTTTTTAATTCCAGTTAAAACAAAATTACTTGCTCTATATATTGTTCCATCCCCACATTGACAACCATCAGCAAAACTAATGATCCATTTAATATGAGGTGCATTCTTTTTTATCAGCTTAATACTTTGACTTATTGCTCTACTTTCACTATTTCTAGGTAGTACATCATCAAAAGCCATTCTATTAAGTTCTAAAAACTCATTCCATTTAGTGCCTTTTACTAATCCAATAATTTTAGATTTATCAAGGCTACTTCCATAACTCATAACACCATGTAATTTATTATCTAGGAATACACCAAAGTGTAATTTACTATTGCTTACTACTTTGCCTGAATAATGATGTTTCCTAATAAAGTTATTTGCTATCTTACTAGGTATTACTTTTACAGTAATGTCTTTTGCTCTGCCCATTGGTAAATCACCTCAAATAATGAATTACTTCTTTTATTAGCATTATCAAAGGTATGATTAATTAAATTATTTTCTTGTATATAATCAATACAATTCATACATATTTGATATTGTTCTTCTGCTAATGAAAGTGTAATGGTTCTTGTTTGTGGTGTATCTCCATCAGGCAATTCAAAATCAGTATTGAAATTATCTTCTATATCTTCAATTTCAAAATGAAATAAAGACATATCAATATCTGATATGTTTTCCATCTCAAAATTTAAAATATTATAATCCCATTCAGCAATTTCACCAGTTTTATTATCAGCCAACCTAAATGCTCTAATTTGTTCTTCATTTAGATCATCAGCTTTAATACATGGTACTGATTTTAACTTTAATTTCTTAGCAGCCTTATATCTCGTATGTCCAGCTACTATTACATTGTCTTTATCAATAATAATAGGAACTTTAAAGCCAAATTCTTTAATA